GTATCTTCGAGTGATTCAAAGTTAGGTTCATTGCCTGATTCTAATAATGATGTTGCACGAACAACTTTACCAAGAATAATATCGTGTATGGTATCTACACCTCTACGATAGTGCATGGCTTGAGTGACAGTTGATTCGTCACTTTGATAGTCTTGCGATTTCTTAGCTTGAAGTTCTGCGCATTCTTGTAATACTCTCAATGATTCTTTCATAATCTCTCCATAATAATATTCTATTATAACACATTTTTAAGTAAATGTAAACTGTTTTATTTAGCTTCGTAAATAATTCCTTTTTCATTTAGTGCAGCTCTATTCCAAAGATGACCTTGTTCTGTATCATCTTTAGATTGTCCAAAGTAAGGTACCGCATGGTGTTCATCTATCTGTTGTTGATTAACACTATAAGATGCTCCACCGATAAAGAGTTCGCCTAATATTCTGCCAAACTTACCTTTATCATGTGATACTAATTCAACCTCTTTGCCATCTAATATTTTAATTAGGTTTGCCTTTGATTGCTTACCATAAAACTTTTCTTCTAAATCACGAGTCCTAGATTCTGGAGTATCAATACCCATCATTCTGACTCTTTGTTTTTTATAAGTCATTCCAAAACCTAGATCAATGTCTACATCTACTGTATCACCATCTACGACTCTTGTGACTTCTACTTTATATCTGTACATTTTTTTCTCCATCTGGTGGAGCTGAGAGGACTTGAACCTCCGACCCTCTGCGTGCAAAGCAGATGCTCTCCCAACTGAGCTACAGCCCCTATATTTTTCTCCATGTTTTTCTTTTCTTATTAGTACAGTAGTCGTATACGAGAAAAGGACTTTTACCTAGATATAACACTCTTGCATAGCGCATTTCTGCTGGTAAGGGTCTTTTCTCTGTAAAGGCAGAAGGAATATCCTCTAGCCATACTACTGTTCCAATATCTCTACTTTCTGTTTTTCTAATTTTATGGCAAATTAGATCGCCTTTTATTGATTTTGTGTATCTAAAATACTTTCCAGTACTATCTACATAGTTTTTACCTTTGTGTTTAATCAACCCTGTAAAGCTTTCTATCATTCTTTTTAGTGGATATAATTGGTGAGGCGACTGTAATCTTCTTTTACCGAGAGTATCTCCGTCTTGATTACGATCATCTACTACCATTCCATCACACCATAATAGACCGTCTTGTTCTTCACATTCATCATGAAGAACAAAGATTGGAAACTTTACATCATTCAACAACATGGCTGATTACCCAAAAAGCTAATAACATCATAACAACAGTTAGAACTTGAACAACAGACATAAATGCCACAAATCGTAGTTGGTGTTTTCCATACTTTTCTATTTGCTCGTTTATCCATTCTTCTTGTTCCTCTGGTGTTGCTTCTTTTGTTTTGTTTAATTGTAATTCTAATTGCTCAGGCATTTAGTAATTTATCTAACTCCGTATATCCTCCGATAGCTTCTCCATCTACTAATATTTGTGGAAAAGTTCTCGCACTTGGGAAGAGTTCAAACATTTGTTTTGCTCCAAAATCTTGACCCATCATTAAATACTCTACCTCACAACCTTTAGCTGTTGCAAGTTGTTTTGCCATTTCACAATAACCACAACCTGGTTTACTATAAATTATTACTTTCATTCCATTGTCTCCTCAACAAATTCTGCAATTGTCTGTATATCTTGTTCAGATAACACACTTGCTTGAGCCCACATTGTAGATGACATAGCACCCACTTGACCTCTATTTTTATACGTAGTCAGCCTATCAATAATATATTCTGCATCTTGTCCTGCTAAAGCTGGAAATGCTCCCATACCTTGACCTTGTTGACCGTGACACGCTGCACAACCTGCCCATAAACCTCTGATTGATGAGTACGGGTCTGCCGCTTCAGCTTCTGCTTGTTTCGCCACTTGTTCCATAAGCGTACCATGAACTCTTTGATATTCCTCATAACATTCTCCATAACAACCTTGAACTCTACTTTGTCTAGGCGTGTCTGCTGTTACATACAGAATAATCCCGAGCATGGAAGTACAAATTGTTGCAATCATTAATAAATCTTTCATTCTTTTACAAATATTCCGTCTACCATACGGCCTTTGCGATCTTTTATATCCTCATATGCTACTGCAAGACACTCCTCTAAAGTTGTGTTTTCTCTCTCTGCAATATTAATAAGAATAACTAAACAGTCGCCGATGTCATCTTTGACATCTTGTTGTTTACATACACTATCAGAAAGTTCTCCAACTTCCTGCACAAGTTTTAACACTTGGTCTTTACTCGTAGCACCATCAATTAAATTTCTATCGTGATGCCACTGTGACACTTTATTAATTAGTTGTTCCATATTTATCCTCAAACTTGCCCATACTATAATCATTTCCTATTTCAAAGTCACAACCGACTGGGCAATCGGGTATGCTTAATCCTCTATCTTTCTGCACACTAGTTTTTAGTATATCACAGTATAAGTCTACTTGATCTTCTTTTACTTCAGCAAGAATGGAGTCATGAACTAGAGCAAATATTTTCATATCATTCTCTTTATCCATTTCTACAATCTTTCTATGTGCGTCTACTGCTCCTAGTAAGTTTATATCTGAAGCAACAGACTGAACTAAAAAGTTTATACCTGATCTTACTTCATGTGCTACTATACCTTTATTGTCAGATTTAACATTAGGCAGTCTTCTCTTTCTTCCAAAGAAGGAGTAATCAAAGCCTTTGGCTCCTATAAAGTCTTTTCTTTCGTCTAACCATCTCTTTAGTCCATAGAAACTTTTAAAGTAATCATTAATAACTTCTGTTGCTTCATTCTTACTAAAGTATTTGCCAGAGTCTTTTGTAACTTGCTCACTAATCTTAGAAGGGCCTGCTCCATACATTATACCGAAAGTAACTGCTTTTGCTTGTTGTCTTTCTACTGAATAGTACTCAGCTACATCTTCTACTTCGCAAGGTAAGTTAAATACTAGTTTAGCAATTGATGAGTGAAAGTTGCCTCCATCTTGGAATACTTTTTGTAAGTTCTTATCTTTTGCTAACACAGCAGCGACATAGACCTCTGCTGTTGTTAAGTCCATTGCAACAATCTTATGTCCTTCTTTTGCTTTTATACAACCTTTAACGATTGGATTATCTCTTGGTATCTGTTGCATATTAAGTTTACCACTAGAAGATAATCTTCCTGATGTTGTGCCGTGTAGATTGAAGTTTGTTCTCAATCTTCCATCACGATTCAACGCAGGAATAATCTTATCAAGATATGTATTCTTAATTTTGACTTTCTGACGAATCTGAAGAATCAACTCTGGAATAGGGTGTTTCTCAGCAAGTCTACCTAATACTTCTGCATTTGTAGAATCTGCTCCTGTTCCTGTTTTGATACCAGTAGGAGTTAAACCAACATAGTCAAATAAAAGTTCTCTTAGCTGAATTGTAGAGTTTGGATTGAACTCTTTGCCTTTTTCAGTTTCAAACTTTTGTACTTCTTCAAACTCATACAGTTTTTCTACTGCACTATCAATATCCTCTTGCATTAGCTGTGTGGATTCTTTTAGTCTTTCAACATCAAATGGAACTCCATTGTTCTCAATATCTCTTAAAAATCTACAGCCAGGAATAAGAATATCTTTATATACTTTATAGAAAGGTTTATCTATGCAATACTTCTCAAACTTCTCAAATAAAAGAAAAGTACAAACTGCGTCCATCGCTGCATAGTTTTTCATAATATCAAAAGGAATCATTTCCCATTGAAAGTCATCTTTTAATATACCGTTTGCTTTTCTGTAATTATCTATCCAGTCATACATAGGTTTCTCATAATCTCCATAGTCTGTATATTTTAGAGATAATTGTTTTAGTCCGTGTGTGCCTGGTTGTTCATCTATACAGTAGTGTAGTAACATGGTATCTTCAAATCTTGGAAACTTAAATCCAAAGTGAAACTCAAAGAAACCCAAGTCAAACTTAGCATTGTGAAATACTACTCTTTTCTTGTCAAATAGTAGTTGCATAAGATGTTCTGCTCTTTCATCAATACAGTCTGCCGCTACATATGCGCCATGCTCAGGTTCGTACGATAAACTAAATCCTAACATATATCCATCTCTAGGATATAACGCAGTAGTCTCTGAGTCAAGTGCAATAAAGTCATAATCTGAATTTAGTGCGTTGTCTAGGAATACATATAGGTCTCTACTATCTGTAATTCCATAACACTTATCTGTATCTAATTCTTTCTGTTTTAACTCACCACTTACATACTTTTCTGCACTCTCTGTACTTTCTTTCCAGAGTTGTTTCATTTCTGGTTTGAAACTAAGCATTGCTGGGTTAATTAGTGGTATAAACTTTTTATCCACAACTTTACCACTATACTCTGTTACTGATGTAACCTTTGTAAAATATTTGACTGGTTCTGATCCTACTAGAATGACCCAGTCATAGTCATCTATTTCAATCTCTAAGTCCACATCACCCTTCAACACTTTCTTTTTAGTAGGGTCTGAACATAGAGCAAATCTGTCTGTAACAAAATCAAAGTCTAATAATTTTTGTGTACTTCGTTTTGTTTCAATCAGTGCTATTTTTGCCATAATACATACTCCTTAATTGTCTTACTTGTTCTATTGATAAATCTCCTGCATCATTTACATCTGCAGGTAACTCCCTAATTTCTGCGCCCAGTTTTATTCTGTCACATATTTGTTTTATTTTCTCTGCTCCTATTCTGCCTGCTTCATCATTGTCTAGTAGTATATCTACTTTCTGTATACCTTTCAATTTCAGTAATGAGAGTTTATCTTCATTTACACCTGAAACTCCGAAACAGCACATAGAGTTTGTTAGTCCGCCCATATATAGTTTTAGTACATCAAATATACCCTCTGTTAATACGATAGAATTATTGATGGGCTTTGCACTCATAGGGTATAAAGGGAGATTCGCACCAACGGGAGTGTTGTAATATTTAGGTACGACTCCCCTTTTACCTCTACATACAAAAGCAACTATCTTATTTGTTATATCTTTTACAGGAAAGCATAGCCTATCTGTAAAAGGACTAACAGGAGCAGTAAAAGTTTCAAACTCTTGATATACCCAAGGAGCAATCTGCCGAAAATTACCTTTGTAGGGCATGGCTCCAGAGGGCATATCCTGTCCTGCTGATCCTTGTTGCTTTTGTTTAATCGTATTTAATAGTTTTGTTCTTGCTACATCTAGTGTGTTTTGATGTAGTCCATAAAATAAATGTAGCTGTCCTTTATATCCACATGAAAAACAATGAAAGATACCAGTTTCTTTATCCACTCTCATACTGGGATTGGTATCATCATGATCGTGATTTAGACATCTGATAACAAAATCTTTACCAGACGATCTATAATCTACACCCTTTTCATTCAATAGTTCTTCTACATTCATAATTCTTCTTGTGATCCTTCATCATTATACATACTATCTTTTAGTGCTTGTTTCTCTTGTGGATTCATAGCACTCTCAGGGCCGATTCTTAAAGTCTCCCAGTTTACTGCACTAGTAAAAGATTTCATCTCTCTACTTCTCATTTTTACACAATTAAATGTCATACAGTTATCTGTTTGCTCCCATGTTTCAAGAGAGTATGCTGCGTCTGCCGCATCAAGAATACCTTTTGCAAATCTAGCTTCTCCTGTGGAATCTGTTTGATACGGAGAGAATACCATTGCCTCATATTCTTGTGCATATGCTTTTAATGCTTTACTAATTTCTACTTGTTCTATCCAATCATACTGACCTGATCGGTTTGGTCTATTGTTTCTTTTTACTTGGTTTAGATAATCTACTATTATCACTCCAGGTTGCATTGTGTCTACTTTTTGTTTTAGTTCTGCTTGTATTCTTGACAATGTGAGTCCTGGATCATACACAATGTCTAGTTGTCTTTCCTTATTTAGAGGTTGTTTTCTTACTTTATTATGGAATAGTTCAAAATCTTCTCCAAGATTTTGATATTCTGAGAGGATATCCATACCGTTCTCAAATCTTCCTGCCCACCATTTTCCAACCTCATACCATTCTAGTGGGGATAAATTTTTGTTTCTAATTCTTTTCATTGATATACTAGTTGCTATGGAACACATTCTTTGTAGTATTGCTCTACTGTCCATCTCAATAGTAAAATATATTGATGATCTGTTTTGGTTGTATGCATTGACTGCAACATTACAACAAGTTAAAGATTTACCTGCTCCTCGTCTACCACCAACTAATACTAAATCTTTTGGTGAGAATGCAAAGTCAGAATCATACTCTGCGTTTAGTCCAAGAGGTAAATACTTACTTAATTCTGTATCAGATTCAAACAAACTCATGCCCTGCATACTTTCACTAGGAGGTTGTAGGTCTACTCTTTCTCCTACATCTAATACTATCTGTGATAATGCCCCTATATTTTCTTCTGCTGTTTGGAATCCAATACTTGTTTCTATAAACTTCTGTAACTCTTTAAATATTTCATCTTGAGTATACTCATTCTTGAGATACTCTAGTAGCATCCAAGCGTCTATCTCTGTCTCTACGGATTCAATCGCATATAGTTTTGCAACTGTAGCATCGTCACGAACACTAGCATAGAGTTCTTGGAATGTTGGAAGGGAGTTATAGATGTCTAAATGATTGTTGATGACGCGAAAAATCCCTTGAAGATCACCACTTAAATAATTTTCTTTAAGTGCACTCCAAGTCTCAATGTCGTCTTGTACAATTATTTGTTTTAGTAATGCCGAAGCAAGATTCAATGTATACCCTCCCGATTTGTATATAATAAAGGAGCAGAGGCTTCACTCGTGATGAACACCTCTACTCAATGAAAAAAGAAATTTAGCCGATTTCTTTCTTAGCTGCGCCGTTGTAGTCTGCGCACTGAAGTCCTCTTCTTGTTAGCATGGTTTTAACACCTCTAACAGTCTTACCGATTTCATTCGCAATATCTTCAACAGTCATACTTGAAATATCAAGGTCAGCTAAAACGTCAGCTTTGCTAGAACCTTTTGTTTCTTTCTGTCTAGGTATAGCATTGATATCACCACTTCTTAGTAATGAAAGAGCTTTACCTCTGATAGAATTTACACTCTTGCCTAGAGCTTCTGCGATTTCTTCTACGAATGAACCGCCATGTACCATTGATACAAACTGCTCTTCTTCTGCAGGTGTGTAAGTTCTAACACTTTCTGGCTTAGGAGCAGGCTTAACATGCTCTGTAAGTTCCATAGAAAGAATTTTTCCTTGAATTGATTTTGGACTAAACTGTCCGCCTTCAAAGTTTGATGCAATTTCTGCATATGTGTAAACTCCGCTGTTATCTGAAACGAAGTTTGATAATGTTGCTTCTTGCTCTTCGCTAAAAGATTTAGAAGCTGAAGCTGAAGCTAATTCAACTTCAAAGCCCATTTTTCTAAGTTTGCTAGAAACACTTCTTGAAGAAGTTTCTAGGTTCTCTGCAGCTTCTTGTACAACTGCTTGAGAAACTGGGCCTTCGCCTACGAAATCAACTAATTGTTGAGTTCTTTCGTCTGTCCACTTTGGTAGTGCCATTTTTTAATCTCCTATATTTTTTATATTATTTATAATTTGGACTCCTCTATCACGAGCAGTCTGGGTTTTACTACTTTCTATTCCGCTCTCATTGACTAGTATTGTAACATCTTTAGTAAGACTACTTTTAACTACATAACCCAGTTTTTCAAGTACTGCTTCTGCAGCAGCTTTGTTAGGGTATGATTTCAACTTACCAGTGATACAAACTATGCCT